AGTCTCAGGAACGTCTTGCTCGTCCAACACTTGGCCCATGTCCAAAATCAAGTCCAACACGTTGGTCTTGCTGATGGCACGAGTTGCGTAGGTTGCGCCCAAGTTGATGTTGCCAGAGATAGCGCCAGCAGTTGCGCCTTTGTTGGCTGATGCTGCGCCAGCTTTCACGCCATTCAACACATCATAGTCGATGGTGATCTTCATTTGCTCGCTGGCATCGCTGGTGAACATGTCCATCAGCTTGACATCGGCCTGAACTGCATCAACGTCGTCCAACACGACAGAGTAGTATTTACCTTTGTCAATGTTCAATTCCAAAGGTGTTGACTCTGGAACTTCATTGGTGAGGTTCATACCTTTCGTGTAGTCACGAACAGTGATGGTAGGAATGGAACGGATGTAGACCTTGTCGCCTTGGCCTTTGATCTCGCCTTCCCAGTCGTTGTTGGTGATTTCTGCAAGAACAGTGCTCTTGTAGAACTTCGCCTGCAACTTACCAGACCAAACTTCAGGGATGAACTTGGTTGTACTGGCAGTTGAATACTGGGGATATGCTCCGCTGATAAGGGCTGCGGAACCTGAGCCTGCTACTCCAATTGACATGATTTTTCCTTAAAAGAAAGATTGATTGTTTGGGTCATCGAATACGACCCTCGACTGATGCTGATGCAATATCAGCTTCAATGGCAATAGCGTCTGCATCTGATACCTCTCCTCGTCTTACCCTGTTGTAGAAAGTTGTGATTTCTGCACGAGTCCAAATCTTCTTCGCTTGCGGTGTCGATGGAGATTGGTTTGTCGGTGGGACGATTTGCTGTTCCAATGATGCGGCGCTTTTTGCCGCCCACGTTTGTGACATCTTCTTGTACGTGTTGAAAAACTTGGCCGCACGGACTGGGTCACGAGCTTGTTCTGCTCTGCCGAGAAGCGCCTGTCTGGTTTCTCCTGTTAGGTCATCAACTCCATCCAACCAATTCAAGAAATTGGTGTCTGCGTTGAGGGCCTCCCAGTCGGGAACCATTTCGGTCAGTGATCTAAAGAAGCTGTCTTGAACGACGTGTGACTGAACAGATTTGACTGAATCAATTTCGGATTTGAGTTTGGCGATCATCGCATCCTTTGAGGCCAGCTCTTCTCTGGCGACTCGACGGGCTACGTCAATCAAACCCTCACCGTATTGCTCAATCTCCTCTGGCTTCACCAGTAGTTCAGGAGGTTTGGCGTTCTTCATCTCTTCGAGTTGTTCCTCTAGAGATTGAAGGCGGCTCTTTAAATCTTTGTTCTCGTGGGCAAAGCGTGGAACTTCTGCGTTGTACTTCCCTTGTAGAACCTTGAATCGGTGTTCCCAACTTTCCTCTTGAGGAGGCTGAGAGTCGTCAACGGTAGGGGGAGCAGGAGGGACAACCTGTTCAGCCGGAGGCTGAGGGTCGGCGATCTCCACCGTGTTCTGCTTTGACATTTCTTCCAAAATTTTGTCGGCTCGCATTTCTGCTTCGACAACTGCACGTGGCAATGTAGACATCTTTTCTCCGTGAGCCGAGACAGTCACATTCGAGTCTTGCGGTATTCGAGTGATTTGTTCGGTGTTCAACGGTTGCTGGGATAGGCCAGCACCTGTTGCAGCAAAATGCTGCTAGACAGTCTTTCGACTATCTACCGCAACTTTCGGATAACCTCTTCGGCATCCTTTGATTTTTCTAAAAACTCACTCACAGCCTGTGCCGCTCCCTGCTGCCAACGAGAGAGAACATCTTCCCTTGTGTTGACGCTGTTGCGATACAGGTCTTGTAGTGAGGCCTCCATCCATTGACGGATGGTCTCAAACTGACTGTTGCCCTTGAGCGATGCAAGGGCGTTAAGAACTTGTATTGATGGCTTTTGAAGCAAGTTACTTCCCTGCTGCTTCCTTAGCCAAGCGTGATCTTCGCTCGGCAGGTGTTTCAAAGTTTTTGATGTAGTCAGCTACGCTTGTGCCGACGCTCTTTGCTTTGTCTATCAGAGCTTGTCGATTAGCGGCGGCCTGCTCTGGCGTTGGCACACGGCCACTGCCAGTAGGCTTGGTTATCGTGCTTGATTGTTGCTGTTGCTTCTTCATCGCATCATTACCAGCAAGGCCTTTGTTCTGAAGGATTAGAGCCTCAATGTCTTTTTGAGATTGACCAGACTTGTTTGATCGATCTACTTTTGCTGGCTTCTTTTTATTTACAGGAGCAACTACTGGGGCGGCGGCTTTCTTTACCACAGCAGTATTTGACGAAGCAGCGGCGGCAGGAGCAGCATTTGACGAAGCAGCAGGGGCAGCGTCGGCAGCAGGTAGGTTTTGCGAACTTGTGGTTGACTCTACGACAGGTGCTGACTTGATGTAGTCCTCTATCTTGCGACGAGGCTCTTCTGCTTTTACTTCTGCCTTTGGCTCTTCCTTCTTGTCGAAGGACATGTTGGACATGGACTGCTTCTTCGCAACATCAGACTCACTCATGCCTGAGTCGCCAGTGATGTTTGATGGAGAAGACTCTGGCTCTTTCTCACGAGAGAAGAATGAGCGAACAGATTCAACAGCAGATTTGAGGCGGTTCAAGTTTTCTTCTCCTGCCTTCATGCGGCGGTCGTAGCTACCGGGATCGACCACACCAGTGCGAGGATTGGTATCTCCGATCTCGTCATCAGAGCGAGTGCGAACAGCGCCGCCGTCAGCAAACTTGCGAACAGCAGGCTTGGGCGCTTGAGGCATGTTGCTGTTTGCTTGAGAGATCTTCGAGTGAAGGGTGGACATGCCAACCTTCAGTTTCGGATTCATAGTTGAAGGTGCGGCAGGTGAGCCTGTTTTAGCGAAGCTCTTGTTTTGCCAATCTGGTTTCATATCTTTTCCTTCAGCTTGTTGATTTGTTCCTTGATCTTGGCGACCAAGGCTTTGGCTCGCTCAATGATCTGGGCAATCATTTTCCGCCCTTCAAGCACTTGCCTGCGGCAGCGCACTTCTTCGGCATTGGGCAACCAGCGCAAGGCTTGAATGCTTTGCCGCCGTTCGCCATCTTCATGCCGTACTCTTTGGCTTCAGACATCATGATCTTCTTGCCAGCGCCACCCTTCTTCAGAGCGGCCATTTCTTTTTTCGCATGGCCCTTGCCTTCTTCTTTTTCTTTCATGGCCTTACCGCCGTTGGCGTAGCCTGCGGGGATCATGCCCTTCTTGGCAGTTTTCTTCATCATGCTGATACTCCTTGTTGGGGTTGTACGGTGTTCATAGCAGGAGGCGCTTGGTCTCCAGCGGGGTTTGTTGCTTCGGGTGCTGCAATCTGTTGTTGTGGCATTGTGGCTTGTAATTGCTGCATTGCCATTTCGATCTGTTCTTTTTTGAACTTCATCATCTCTACCGATGGAACCAATCTGTCGGTATCCATCTGGAGGCCCATTGCAGTTTCCCTCAACAGATACGCAGCACCTTCTGGCCCAACAATTTGCAGGGCGATCTGGTTGCTCAAGACCAAATTCAAGAACTCGTTGCGACGGACTTGGATCTGCTCTTTGGCGATCAGGCCCATTGCTCCCTTGGCTACTACCCTGAAGTCACCCTTGATGTAGGGGTCTGGGTTGTAGATCATGTTGTGAACATAGAAGCGGGTGACCACCATCGTGACCACGTCGTCAATGGTTCCGACCGCAGTCTTGATTCCCTTAGCGGCGTTATCCATCAGCATAGACAGGCCAGAGGCTGTGCGGCCAGCACCACTTGCGCCAGAGCCAGAGCCGTAGATGTAGTTCGGGATGCCGGTCACTTCATCTGCTTGTTTGGCAAACTGGATGTAGATGCCCATCAGTTCAGCGGCCTTCATCTCAGGCATGAAGAAGTTGACTGCCTTCTGACCTCCACCAGTCTTGTCGCTTGTGGTCTGCCAGATCTTCCAAGGGTACATCTGGGTCACGTCTTCGCCGTCGGCCAATCTGTCCACAGCAATTTCAACTTGTGGGCCAGATGCAATGCCCATGTTGTTCGCCAAGGAACGGGCGGCGGCGTTGCACATGATCTGCACGTCACGCATGTTCTCAGGCAGAGCCATGCCCCAGAAAGCGCCGGGGATAGATCTCCAAGAGGCAATCTCGTAGGGGCGCTCGCCCAGAGGATCTGGGTTGATGACGACCTTGATCGTGAAGTTGGCGACTTGCCAAGCATTGATCTCGTAGACCTTGTTGGGATCTACGTCCTTCATGCCCCACTGGATCAGGAGATCTCCCATCACAGGCCCCCAGAACTCCAGTGCTTCGATCAGGTGATCGTTGTGCAGTTGGGAGTTGGTCTTGCCTTCGAGGTCATCTCTCTGTTGGTCGCCGTACTCGTTGTATCGGTAGCCAGTCTTGGCGTAGCGGATGATGGCTTGATCGATGTCGTTGTCGGAATATCCGGGGACACCCTTCATGGATTCAAGGGTCTTGGCCGACAGGCGGTGTCTCTGAATCAGGAAGCCGTCATCCACGCCCATTGAGTTGGCGCTTGGGAAGATGTCGTAAGGAGAAACACGGGAGACTTCACGCACCATGTCTGTCACGACGATAGGTGTGTAGTCAGGCCCCCACTGGAGGTTCTTCTTGCGGCGAACGCTTGGCCCCTTGAGGATGGCGGTCGGGTAGGTGACGAAGTCGTCGATGAAGTCCTGCATGGCAGGTTTGAACTTGCCGGTATCCAGTTGGTCTTGGATAACCTGAGCCATTCTCTCTGCGGTGGCCTTGGCTTCTTCCTTGACCCGCATGGAGATCATGTCGTGGACTTCAGCCAGACGCTTGCGGAATGCCTCGGGGTGGAGTTCTTGACCGGCCATCACGTAATCTTCAGCTTCTGTGCGGACTAGATCAACGATAGACAGGCGAACTTCTGGAGGGATCTGTGGTTCTTGTGATGGGACAAGATCAAATGGACGGCTTGCTTGGAGCATTACGTCCTGAATCCATGACTTGGCAGCGGCGCACTTTACGTCTGTCAGCATCATGTAGATGTCTGAGCCGCCGGTATCTGCGATTTCAATGGCTTTGTCTGGGTCGTATTCACCACGGCGCTGGCGCTCACACTTGAGCAAACGCTCAGTGATGTCTTGCTTTGCCATCTTTGCCTGTGTCCAACAGGAATTGATGTGCCCAGAGATGCCCATTGCGATCAGGTCGGAGTTGTCCACGCCTTGTGCTTGGACGGCGCTGATGTCTGCTTCGACTGGCGCTGCTGCCTGATACACCTGTGTCATGGTTTATTCCTCATGTCCATGCTTTGCTGGACGCTTTTTTAACTGGTCTTGCTCTCACCTCAACTTTGCCGCTTCGTGCTGCTAGGCAGAGGTATTGAAGCGCATCGTGTGGGTGACTGAATCTGTCTTTGACAGGTCTGTCTCGGTATCGTTCACCGGCGACCTTGAGTCGTTCGTACCTGTAGCCGCCGAGGAAACCCTTGCGAAGTTGGCGGCAGTTTGGCGAGAGAAGAAATCCCGGTTCTCCCCCAGCCAACTTGTTGAGGAAGTACGCAACAGATTCTCTGCGTGGTATGAAATCGTTTGTGCTTGTCGGCTCACTTGCAATTCCTGCTTCGAGTAATTCTTGGTAGCAAGTTCTCTCATCCGCTTGAGATCTGTGTGTTCCGGCTGGGTCACCAGCGGAGATGAACCTCATTCCGGAGTAGGTTGTCATCAGGGCTGGTTTCACAATCTCCTGAGCAAACTGTCTGATGCCCATGTCTTCGGCGACAAACTCTTCAAGGATGACGAGCTGTCCTCTTGAAGTGATCTGTCCAACAATGCAAGCAGGTGTGAGTCCGAAGTCCCATCCGAGGTAGAGCGGCGATCCTTTGTTGACCAGCAACTCTTCTTCGGAGGTATGGATTCTGTCGTTGTATTCTGGGTAGACCGGCTTGCCGTCGGCGGTTGTTCCGTACTGGCCGAGGACGAAGACTTTGATCCAGTCGTCCGTCTTGCCCTTAATCATCTTCAGGTAATACTCATACCCTTGAGGAAGATTGAACACATTCTCCGCTTCTGGATTCGGCTCATACCGGACATCATCGCCCTCTTGGATACGAATGAGACCACCCGGTTGGTTAAAGAATTCCCATCCTTCGGGGGTGTCTTCTTCTGCAATCTTGTAATACCAGTGATCGTCGTCAGGCGGATTGGTATCGAGGATGACGCATGGATGTACGGGGCCGCCGCCGTGAGTCTTCGCTGGGTAGCGACCGATACGTTGGGTGACCATGTCGAAGACTTCATGCGGAACCTCTGAGGCTTCATTGATCCAAGCTCCGGTAAGTTCGAGGGATCGCAGCTTGCCGGTTTCGGAGGCTTTGTCCAATGCGATGAAGATGACTTCCAAGTCCAGTCCGTTGCCATCTCCACAATCTTTGATCTTCATGTGGCAGGTGATCGGGGCATCCCACTTGATCGGGGCAAGTTCATCATTGAACCATGTTTGCCAAGTCTTGATCGTGGTGGACTTGAGTTCGGGGTAGGTATTCCGGATGACAGCCCATCTTGCTTTTCTCCAGCCATTGTGGGGAGTTTGCTTGAGGGAGTGCTTGACGATCTCCATACAACAGGTTGAGGATTTTCCGGAGCCGACTGGCCCTTTGATTCCTCGGACATCAGCCTCAGAGTTGTGGAACTCAGCGGCCACTTGTCCCGGCGGGTTGTATTGGATGACGGTCATTCAGGTTTCGTGAAGTTTGTACCAATCATGAATGTAACCTGTTTTGCATCTGTCTCGTGTTTGATCGATGCAAGGTTCGGCAGTGTCTTGTCGAGAAGCATTTCAATTGCTTTGATTCGAGTGGCGGTCATCTTTGTGCCGACAGACTTGCCGAGAGCAAAGTCTTCCAGAGACTTGACCAGACTCGACACTTGAATCTTTTCACGGACAGCAGTGGCATGCTCCTCTCGAAGCTGCTCCCGACGGGCGCTTACCGCTTCTTTGAGTTTCTTCGTTGCCATTTATTCCTCTTAGAGATGGTTTGTCCATCATTGGCAGGGAATATACCCACTTGATCCGCAGTTTGCAACACCTTTTCTGGCAATTCCTGAATCCAGATCTGATCTCAGACCATCATCCCAGTAGAGTGGGTTATTGGGTTTATGGGTTATTGGGTTGCATCGTGTTTTCAGCTCTGATTTCAGAACTGATCTCAGAGAATTTGAGTATTTTGTAGAAAAATTTAGTAGCGGTGTTTGTATAGACCCCGGGGTTTTTGAGACGACGTGGGTAAAAAGGTTTAGTGTTTGTGAATTACCTATAGCTAGAGGCTCAGGACGCACGCTACGCACGCACGGCCACGCCACCCCCGTCACCCGAGTAGCACCCGAGGGCTACGCCTAGCGCACACAGTCCCTTTGGGACAGAGATCGACAGATTTATAGGCTCAGAGACCAATTAAACGGTGATTTAGCCCTCTTTA